GGCGATGCAAGAGTAACTGGTATTCTTACTGTCGGACCAGCTTCGATTACCTTAGATGGTATTAATAATGAAGTTTACGTTGGAACAGGTATTACCATGTATGGTAATGCTGGAATTATCAGTGCTACTAAATTTTATGCTGGTGGTGTAGAAGTAAGTGGATCTGGATCGCAAGGTATTCAGGGTGCTCAGGGTACAGCAGGATCTAATGGATCTATAGGTTCTCAGGGTATTCAGGGAACAACTGGTTCTGGATCTCAGGGTACACAGGGTATAACTGGATCAACTGGTACTCAAGGTACTGATGGTGCTCAGGGTACGCAAGGTATTACTGGTGCAGGAACTCAAGGCACAACTGGTACTCAAGGTACTGATGGTGCTCAAGGTATTCAGGGAACAACAGGTGCAGGAACTCAAGGCACAACTGGTACTCAAGGTGCTGATGGTGCCCAGGGTATTCAAGGAATTACTGGATCAACTGGTGCTCAAGGTACTACTGGAGACCAGGGCATTCAGGGCATAACTGGATCTCAGGGTGCAACGGGTGCCCAAGGTACTACTGGCGATCAAGGTGTTCAGGGTATTCAAGGAATTACTGGTGCCCAAGGTGCAACAGGTGCTCAAGGCACAACTGGAGATCAAGGTATTCAGGGTTCGACAGGTACTCAAGGTTCTACTGGATCGCAAGGTATTCAAGGTATTCAGGGTTCGATAGGAACTCAAGGTTCTACAGGAACCCAAGGAACAACTGGCGAACAGGGTACTCAAGGTATTCAGGGATCTACTGGTGCTCAAGGTATCCAAGGCATTCAAGGTATTACTGGATCTCAGGGCACTCAAGGTATCCAAGGTAATGATGGAAACTTTGGTGGTGCTACATTTGACTATACTTATAATGATGGAAATGCCGACAGTGATCCTGGATCTGGAAACTTAAAATTTAATAACAATACATTATCATCTGCTACGCAGATGTTCATTGACGATACTGATGATAATGGAACTGATATTCAGACATTCCTCAGAACTATTGATGACTCTACTTCTACTATTAAGGGTCACTTCAGAGTATCAAACCGCCTGAATGCTGACGACTTTGCTATCTTTACTATTGATGGATCTATTACAGAAGCAACAGGATACTTTAAAGTCCCTTGTACTAAAATCTCAGGAGTAAATTCATTTACTTTAGGTGAAGATATTATTGTAACTTTCGCCAGAACTGGAGACAAAGGTGATACTGGAACTCAGGGCACTACTGGTACTCAGGGTACTACTGGAGAGCAAGGTACTCAAGGCATTCAGGGATCTACTGGTGCTCAAGGTATCCAAGGCATTCAAGGTATTACTGGATCTCAGGGAACTACTGGTACTCAAGGAACTACTGGTGAACAAGGTGTTCAGGGTATTCAAGGAATTACTGGAGCTCAGGGAGCAACTGGTGCCCAAGGTACTACAGGTGATCAAGGTATCCAAGGTATAACTGGTGCTCAAGGAACTACTGGTACTCAGGGTACTACTGGAGACCAAGGTATTCAAGGTATAACAGGTGCTCAAGGAACTCAGGGTATTCAAGGAATTACTGGAGCTCAGGGTACAACAGGCGAACAAGGTGTTCAAGGAATTCAAGGTATAACTGGTGCTCAGGGTACTCAAGGTATTCAGGGTATAACTGGTGCCCAGGGTACGACAGGAACTCAAGGTACTGATGGAACTGGTACGGCAACTGCAGATAAGATCTTTGAAGGTAATACCGAAGCAGAAGTAGTTGATACTGGTTCTGATGGACACTTCAAAGTTACTACTGAAGGAACTGAAAAATTCCGTGTAGACTCAACTGGACGTATTGGTGTGGGAACCGATTCGCCAGGAAATACGGTACATTTGGGTGCAGCAGAAGGTTTAGGACTTAGATTTGAAAATTATACTTCTGGTAATAGTGCATACCTTACTCTTGAATCTGGCGATCTATTCCAATCAAATGTAGGTGGTTCTGGTGATTTCGGTTGGGTTGCAGCAGGCGGCAGAAAGATGACGCTTTCTAATGCTGGTCGTCTGGGAATTGGAACGGATGATCCAACTGACGGCGTTGATGCAGAAAGTGATGATCTAGTCATTTACAGAGCATCTGGCGCTGCAGGAATGACAATCAAGACTGCAGCAAATGCTACAGGTGCTATTAGATTTGCTGATCCAGATGCTACTTCTCAGGGTAGAATTGAATATAATCATACTGATAATTACTTTAGATGGAATACTGATGGTTCTGAAAGACTTCGTGTAACTTCCACAGGAAAATTGGAGGCATATAAAGGAACCTCAACAACTGGTAAAGTTTCTGGTTCTGAAGCATTCACAGTTGGTAATGGTTCTGGTAATCACAGATTTGCTGTTTATCCCGATGGCACAACTGTTATCGGTGGGACTGGTGATATTGGAAATCACAATATTTTACTTCAGAATGATGGTAAGGCATACTTTGACAATAATGTCGGCATCGGAAGTGCTATTCCTAGCGGTGTTTTAGATCTTTATCATCCAACTTCTAACACTATTCTTAATGTTAAGAGTGGCGATGCTGGTTCTGTTATTAATGTCACAGATAACTCTGCACGATCATCTATTGAACAGAATGGAACTACACTGAAGATTAGTTCTGATACTGGAGCAGAGTTTGCTGATAGTGATATCAGATTGCAAGTTGACGGTGCTAGCAAGATGATAATCAGATCTGACGGTGATGTTGTTACTGGAAACCCTGCTCATGATAACACAACCAATAATGGTACTAGAACATCTTTCAGTATTGCTGATACTACAAATGGTGCTTTACTTCAAATCAGAGGTCAATCTCCTGCAATATTCTTTGACCAATCTGGTGGTAATATTGGAAAGGTATTTTTAGATAGTGTTGATTTTGCAATTCAATCTGGAACTCCTGCATCAGAAGGAACAGAAAGACTTCGTATAACTGGCATTGGATCGGTCGGCATTGGAGTTGCGGATCCCACAGAACGTCTTCATGTGGACAGCACACTTCTGCTTGGCACCTCCAGTGGATCTGGTTCCTCTATTAAGTTTACTCGCTCAGGTCAAAGCAGTGCAGGACAAGTAACTTCAGACTCAAGTTCAAACCTCCTTATTGAAACTGGTGGTTTTGAGAGAGTTCGTATCAACGGGTCAAACGGCGCAATTGGTCTTGCTGGTGCAAACTACGGCACTAGCGGTCAGGTACTGACTAGCAACGGTTCTGGTAGTGCTCCAACTTGGGAAAATGCTAGTCTTCAGCAAGGATATAATGCTGTAAACCTTAGTGGAACGGACCAAACTTGGACTAGTATCCCTAGTACTTGTTATTTTATCCAAATTGCATTCCAAAACGTAACTTGGGGTACTGGTAACTCTGCTCTTAGTTTTAGGCTTGGAGACTCTGGTGGTGTTGAAACTAGCGGATATTATTACACCAATGGTTACTTTGGAAGTGGCATCACAGGCAGCTGGAAAGATAATGACTCTCAATTTAGAGACTACGTTTATGTAGAAAACGATCGCACAATTAACGGTTTCTTTACTGCCAGAAAATCAAATAATAATATTTGGATTATGCATTTTACACTTACTGATAATAATGATGCTCAGCAGGTTCACAGCACTGGATATAAATCATTAAGCAGTACTCTAGATAGGGTGTCTCTTTTCAATCTAAATGGATATTCATTTGATGGCGGTAACGCTGCAATTCACTACCTATACTAATTACCATGTCTTTTAAAAACGTAACAGATCTTTCAACGGGAGAGACAACGCAAGTCTCTTGGACTGAAGATGAACTTCTAGAAACTCAAAATTATAGAGACAATATATTTCCATCAGAAATGATGGAATCTATTCGCATGAAACGCAACCGTCTGCTTGCCGAAACCGACTATCTCGCTCTTGTCGATGTAACTCTCACTGATGAAATGAGAGCATATCGACAGGCATTGCGCGATTTACCTGCTAACACAGAAGATCCTGCAAATCCAGTTTGGCCAACGAAACCAGAATAATACTACGTCCCAAAATACCTGAATCTGGTGTATAATAAATACTATTACTAACAAGATTCTTATATTAAAGTGGGCGTTTTTAAGAAGGGCAAAAATAATTCTAATCTTGACAAAAAGATCGCAAGGTTAGATGAAGATCTAAAGAGAACTGGTGTTGTTAAAAATAACAATGCTGGTTCTTTGTCTGAGAAAACAAACAAGGCAAACGATGTTCAGATGATTACTGAACATATCAAGTCAGACTGGAGATCTGGATATAAGAAGGAAGAATTATCAAAGGAAGATCTTCTTAAGGAAGAAATTGAATCTGTTAGAAATAAGAAGAACTCCCTAAGAAAGGTTGACGGATATATTTCTTCTATTGACGAAAACTATACTCAGTTAAAGAACGATATCTTTCAAGAACTGTCGGAAGATTTCTTACATAATATTCCTGCACTTGAGCGTAAGATCAATCAAGTTCTTGAAATCTATAGTCATATTGAGGAAGGTCTTCTCAATCAACCTCCTGAAACACCAACCGAAGATCCTCTGACTCCTTTAAATCAGCAGTTCATTACTGCTGAGGATCTTGATGCTCATTACAAGTTATTCATCAATCGTATTCAGGAACAGATTGCTACCATCGGAGGCGGTGGTGAAGTTCGTCTGAAGTGGTTGGATGATATTGTTGGTATTGCGACAAATGCTTCTGCTTATGATGGTCAGTTCCTTAAGTATGACCATTCCATTGAGAAGTTTGTTTTTGAAACAGTATCTGGTGTAGGAACTGGTTCTCAAGGCATTCAGGGTACTACTGGTTCTCAGGGTATTCAAGGTATTCAAGGTCCAAGCGGCGTTGGTGGTGGAGGAACTGGTTACTTTGAACAGACTGCTGCTGGTATTCATACTACAAGTAGCGTCGGCATCGGAACCACAGCAGATTCTGCATACAGTCTGCTTGTCGAAGGAGATGCAAGAGTTACTGGCATTTTAACTGTCGGTCCTGCTTCTGTAACTATTGATGGTATCAATAATGAAGTTACTATTGGTACTGGTGTAACAATCTACGGAAACACTGGTATTGTTAGTGCTACTTCGATCTACGCTGCTGGTTCTCTTCTGACTGGTGCTCAAGGCACTCAGGGTATTCAGGGAACAACAGGATCTCAAGGAACTCAGGGTATTCAAGGCACCGTTGGTAGCTTCGGTGGTGCTACCTTTGATTACACTTTTGACAGTGGTATTACGACATCGGATCCTGGTGCTGGAAGACTGAAGTTTAATTACGTTGGTCTCAGTACTGTAACTGAGATGTACATTGATGATACTGATGACAATGGAACTGATATTCAGTCGTTCATGAGAACGATTGATGACTCTACCTCTACAATCAAGGGTCATTTCAAAGTATCTAATAAAGTCAATGCTGATGACTTTGCATTGTTTACCATCTCTTCTTTAACAGAAGAAACTGGTTACTTTACTGTAGATTGTGCTTTTGTTTCTGGTTCGGCATCTTCATTTACTAATGATGAAGACGTTCTAATTACATTCGCCAGAACTGGTGACAAGGGTGATACTGGTACTCAAGGCACAACTGGTGCTCAGGGTACTCAAGGTATAACTGGTGCAGGTACGCAAGGTACTACTGGTATTCAGGGTACTCAAGGTATCAACGGTCCTCAAGGTCGTCAGGGTCTACAGGGTATTCAAGGATCTGGTGGTACTCAAGGTCTGAAAGGTGATGATGGACTTCAGGGTACTCAAGGTATTACTGGTGCTGGTACTCAAGGTACTCAGGGTATCCAAGGTACTCAAGCATCTCAAGGTATTCAGGGTATTCAGGGAGATTCGATTCAAGGATCTCAGGGTACTCAAGGCGATGTAGGAAGCACTGGACCTCAAGGTACGCAAGGTATTCAAGGTAGCGATGCTACTGTTCAGGGTATTCAAGGTACTCAAGGTACTGATGGCAGTACTGGTACTCAGGGTACTGATGGTGCTGCTGCTTCTCAAGGTATTCAGGGAACTCAAGGTATTCAAGGTATTAGTGGAGACCAAGGTGTTCAGGGCATCCAAGGTAGCGACGCTAACGTTCAGGGTATTCAGGGATCTGAAGGACCTCAGGGTACAACTGGTTCAATAGGTGTTCAGGGTGCAGAGGGAGCAACTGGTGCTCAAGGTTTCCAGGGAACTGCAGGAAGTAATGGAAGTCAGGGTATTCAGGGTGCCGAAGGTGCTCTGGGTTCTCAGGGTGGACAAGGTATTCAGGGTATTACTGGAACTGGTGCTCAAGGTACAACTGGTACTCAAGGTACTGACGGTGCTGCCGTTGCTCAAGGTATCCAAGGTGTTCAGGGTGTACAAGGTGATCTAGGTGTTCAGGGTTCAACTGGTTCTGGATCTCAAGGTACACAAGGAACTCAAGGTTCAGCAGGAGCAACTGGCGGTCCTGGTGATCAAGGTATTCAGGGTATTGCTGGCGATGCTGGTCCTCAAGGTATTCAGGGAACTGATGGCAACTTGGGTCTTCAAGGAAGTACTGGTAATCAGGGTACTCAAGGTATAACTGGTGCAGGTACTCAAGGCATAACAGGTACTCAAGGTACTGACGGTACTCAAGGTAACCAAGGTGTTCAAGGTATTGCAGGAAGTGCAGCATCTCAAGGTATCCAAGGTATTCAGGGAATTGCAGGCGGCGGAGGCGGTGGCGCTGGATATTGGGAGCAAACTGCAGTTGGTATTAATACGATTTCTAATGTTGGTATTGCGACAACCAATCCTCAAACCACATTGCAGATTGGGGAAGTTTATGGAATTGAGACTGGACTAGGATCGTTTACTGCTGTTGCAGGTGTTGCATACACTGCAAACACTTACTCTGCTGCTGATTTTACAAATGCAGAATATACTCTGTTCTTCCAACACTCCAGCGGAATTCAATCGCAGAAAGTTCTTGTTATGGATGATGAAAGCACAGCATACTCTCAGGAGTATGGAATCATGTTCAGCTCTGATCTCCTAGTTTCTGTTGCTGCTACTGTTAAGACTGGTAATGTCGAACTTTGGTGGACTCCAGAAACAGGAGTTACTGGAGTTGTGACTTATAGATACACTAGGGAGACGATGCTCTAATGAATAGATACACTTTATCGGTCACAAAGGCAGAATATTGGACGGAAATTCATGATTCTTTAATTGTAGACTCAAATAAAGATGGTATTCCTGATAGACAAGTAACTTGTACCGATTCAAAAGACCATAGTCCAACAAGAGGAACATACGAATTAACAGAGGATGAAGCAGCAGAGATTGCTAATCATCCTTATGTCAATTGGATTGAACTTTCTCCTGCAGATAATCCAGATAATTATCCAGAACCTCAACCTGCAACAAAAAGGTTTAAAAAGAATGTAAAAGTATATCGTGATCTAGATGCGTCAGGAATTCCCGTAACAAACCCAACTTCTGCAGAATTGGATAGAACAGGGTGGCAAGTAATTAGAACAGGTATTACTACAAGTGGAGATTTTTTTAGTGGTCAGACTGGAAACGTTGCTCCCGAGTCTGGAGATGTTTCTTATTCTTTAACTGGAAAAAATGTTGATGTTATAGTTCATGACTCTGGAGTTCTTCAGTATCATCCAGAGTTTATGGATGCTAACGGTCAATCAAGAGTTAGAGATATTATTCTTGATGGACCTTATTACATCGATCCTGATTACTTTATTTCGAATGGATTTACCATTACCAGAGCAGATGGTAGAGTAACGGGTTCTGAATCAGAATCTAAAGGATGGTGGACTAATAGTTCTAATAGATCTGCAGCATTTCAATCAGAAGGAACTATTTCAGTATCAGTAAACTATACTGAAGCAAGATCCATGGGCGGATCTTTAGATGGTACTAATAGTTTGACTAGCGGACATGGAACTGCATGTGCAGGTATGATAGGTGGAAAAACTCTTGGACTTGCCTTTGAAGCAAATATTTGGAATATGCCTGGGATAGGCGATAATGTCTCAATGGGAATTGAGACAAATTATGATGCAATGAAAATATGGTATCGTAATAGACCTGTTAATCCAAATACGGGAAGAAAAAATCCAGTTGTTGTTAATGGAAGTTGGGGATATCAGGCAGGTTTTGAATCTGGAGACAGTGTAAATTATAAGTTTAGAGGTTCGACAGGTTCATTTACTGGAAATGCTTCTACTACAGATCAAGTCACAGCAATGAAGAATGGTCTGAGCAATCAAGTATTGGGGGCATATAAGTCTTGGTCTTCTTCATCTCGTTCATCATCTACTAATACTGCTGCTGATGAGATGATGGCAGAGGGAATTCATTATGTCGCTGCCGCAGGAAATAATAATCAAAGATTGGGAATTGGAGCTACTGATCCAGATCGTTTAAATTATATGGATGACGATTACTTTAATTCGGGAGATCCAAGATCAGAATTCCCTGGTTTTGCTTGTCCTTGCAACCATAGAGATTGGATGAACCCACAGGGTATTGGTTTTGATAGTGCTACCGATTTTCATCCAGTAGTATGTGTTGGTGCGATGGAAGACTCTCTTTCTAATGGATTAGAATACAAAGCAAGTTATTCTAATAATGGACCTGGAATTGATGTTTGGGCACCTGCCGATGAGACTTTAGCGCCAGGAACAAATGGTGTCAGTGGATATACTGACTATCAAAGATATGATGATAATCGTTTTTATGACTGTAGGTTTAATGGAACTTCTGCAGCAGCACCAGCGGCAACAGGAGTAATTGCATTATATCTGGAGGCAAATCCAACAGCATCTCATAGAGATCTTAAAACCTGGTTGAAAAAGTATGGATCTAAACTGCTAGTATCTACGAATCTTACTAGTGGAGGAAATGGTTCTCAGTGGTTGGATCAATATCAAGATGATACTACTACGATTTATTGGACAGGAAGTTTTAATAATCGGGATGCTGAACCCAGAGTGATTTTCAATCCATACACTAGCGATGAAAAACCATCTATCTCTGGCGTAGAGATGTCTGGTATTTTATTCACCCAATCCTAAATATTTAAAAAACGATAATGGCTGATAAGAAATTTGGAGTAAAGCAGATCAATTTGATTGGCGCATCTGGCACTCCTACACTAACTAGTCCCAATAATTTGAATATCAATGCAACTACTGTTGCTATTAGTACTGATGTTACAGTCGGCGGAGAACTGACTGGTAATATTATTGGAAATGTAAAGTCTGCTTCTCTTTCTGGATTGTCTACTTTTAGCAATCTACAAATAGGACTTTCTACTGTATATTCTGTATCTGATGTTCTCGGAAATGTTGCTATAGGAACAAATACTACGGTAAATGAATACGATATTGGAAGAAGTACATTAGTTCTTGATGGACGTACTTATCCAGAAAATCCAAATGTTGTTGGTGGTGGTTCTTTACAAATTAATTCTAATGCGAAAAAATTTGGAGAAATTGCAACACTCGATGGAGTTGGGATAGGATCATTCTTTAATATTGATGCATACGTTCCTTTATCTGTTAATAATTATGGAACAAATAATTATGCTTATGTTGGAATAGCAGCCACGTTTGGATCGGATGTAACTGTTGGTGCTGCATATTCTTTAACTGCGACTGGTGGATATTACGGAGATGCTTCTCGGGTTGTCTCGGGTAAGTGGACTTTAGGTGCGAATGAAACTAGCAATTATACCTTTGATGGTGTTGGCGTAAATGCAGGAAATAATTACAACACTCCAATGTATCTTGCTAGAGGTTGTGTTTATGAGTTTGTAAACAACTCTGGTGGTTCGCATCCATTCCAAATTCGTGTAAGTAATGGCGGTGCGGCATATAGCACTGGCGTAACTAATAATGGAGCTTCATCAGGAACAATTCGATTTGAAGTTCCTATGGATGCGCCAAACTCTCTTTATTATCAATGTACTTCCCACTCTGGAATGGGAGGAACAATTACTGTTTATCCAGACGCAGTTGTTTGAGTCGGGGGGTTGACCCCCCTTTTTTTATGCCCTATAATAAGCAGGTCTTCGGGACACCCCTTCAACGTCCCCAAATGGGAATCCCCAAATTGGGACTTGACATGGGTTGAAAACCGTAGTAACATAAATAAATCAACACGTTAAGGAATGTAACGTTCTTTAAACAGTTGTAACACTTGCTGAAACGGGTCTAACCACCTTACCGAGGATAAGCAAGTAAAACATGCCTCTCATATCTCAGTCTGAGGGTGACTGAGAAATAAGTACCTCCACCATTTCCCTGATGGATCTACTTACTGTTTAATTAACAATGGCTAATTCTGTCCTTTCGCGCCAACAAGGCGCTAATACCTGGGAACAATTCTGTAACTGGGTTACCTCAACCGACAATCGTCTTTATGTTGGTTGGTTCGGCGTTCTGATGATTCCTTGCCTTCTTGCGGCAACTATCTGCTTCATCGTCGCCTTCGTCGCTGCTCCTCCTGTAGACATCGACGGTATCCGCGAACCTGTTGCTGGTTCGCTCATGTACGGAAACAACATCATCTCTGGTGCAGTTGTTCCTTCGTCCAACGCAATTGGACTGCACTTTTACCCCATTTGGGAAGCTGCCTCTCTTGATGAGTGGCTCTACAACGGTGGTCCTTTCCAACTGGTTATCTTCCACTTCCTGATCGGTATCTATGCCTACATGGGACGTGAGTGGGAACTGTCTTACCGTCTTGGTATGCGTCCTTGGATCTGCGTTGCTTATAGCGCACCTGTTGCTGCTGCATCTGCCGTCTTCCTGGTCTATCCTTTCGGTCAAGGTTCTTTCTCTGATGCGATGCCTCTGGGTATCTCTGGTACTTTCAACTACATGCTTGTCTTCCAAGCAGAGCACAACATTCTGATGCACCCCTTCCACATGCTCGGCGTTGCTGGCGTGTTCGGCGGTTCTCTGTTCAGTGCAATGCACGGTTCGCTGGTTACTTCCTCGCTGGTTCGCGAAACCACTGAGAACGAGTCCCAGAACTATGGTTACAAGTTCGGTCAAGAAGAAGAGACCTACAACATCGTTGCTGCTCATGGTTACTTCGGTCGCCTGATCTTCCAATACGCATCCTTCAACAACTCCCGTTCGCTGCACTTCTTCCTCGCAGCATGGCCAGTTGTTGGCATCTGGTTCACTGCTCTTGGTGTTAGCACCATGGCATTCAACCTGAACGGTTTCAACTTCAACCAGTCCATCATGGACAACCAAGGTCATGTCCTGAACACCTGGGCTGATGTTCTGAACCGTGCTGGTCTGGGTATGGAGGTTATGCACGAACGAAATGCTCATAATTTCCCATTGGACCTCGCTGCTGCTGAGTCAACTCCTGTGGCACTTACCGCTCCTAGCATCGGTTGATATAATACTCAAAACTGAATAATAAAAAGGGGTCTCTTTGAGACCCTTTTTTTGTGTCTAGGTATAAACTCGTAGGCATAAATTTTTATTGCGAAAATGTATAAATGCGAACATTATTGTATAGATAATGGTAGAATATACGAGGTGAGACAAATGATTCTAAACTCCAATTTTATTATGTTTGACCTTGTGCGTGGAGGACATTATGCACAACCTCGTATCCTACAATCAACTAGCTGAGTGGAAAAACTTTGAGGAGACTGTTGACCAATGTACTGATGAACTAAATCTAATCAATGATTATTTCAACTGTCTAATAGAATGCGATGACGATCAAGCGACATGTAAAAGAATATGCAGGAACATGTTAAATGATTAACTTGATCTAAAACTAAATAAATGATAAAATGGGAGGGTTCGCGCCCTCCTTTTTTATGGCAAGATTTAGAGATCCCCTCAAGAATGGTTTCTATGGTGTTGATTATGTGCTCTGGGGTAAAGACAGAGTTGCCTGTCATTTTGATATGATTTCTGCTCAACAGGCAATGATGTCAATGATCAAGAGAGGGGTTGAGGTCAAAGGAATGAGAGAGATTAAATTGGATGAGTAAAAGTAAAAGTGCCTGGAGAATTTGGGCAAAAGCATTAGGAGAGAAAAGTGGAAAAGATGATAGAGAGGCAGATACTGTTGCTCGCATACGCACCTTTATTTTTGTTTCTTACTTGGTTACCAATGTGGCTATCGTTGCCAATGCAGTAAGGCATTGGGATGATGTTGATTACCAAACAAAACCAGAATTAACATCTTGTACAGATTCTAAATAAAATTTTACAATAGGTAAATGCTACTAGAACTCGCACATACTATTGCTGACTATACTATTTGTGGTGAAGGAAATGTATCAGAAAGACTTACAGATGATACTTTTTTAATTAAAGCAAGTGGTACTAGTCTCCATACATTAGGAGAAGAAGATTTGGTATTGGTTGATAACGATGCTAATCAACTAGATCCACGAGCGATGAAACCAAGTATTGAAGTGCTCTTCCACGCTTGGATTATGAAGCACTTCCCAGAGATAAACTATATTGCTCATACGCATCCACCAAAGACTACACAGATTCTTTGTTCTCCTGCTGTAAAGAACTTTGCAGTTCAGCGTTGGTTTCCAGACCAAATCGTAAGAAACGGTGTTGTATCTTGTTTAGTTCCTTATGCCCCTCCTGGTGCCAGACTACTTGCAAATGTAGAGAAATATGTTGGTGCTTTCGTTGATGATCATGGATATTTTCCCAAGTTGATTTTGCTTGAGAATCATGGTATTATTACAGCATCACCTTACCAAAAAGATTGCGCTGCTGCTACTTTAATGTGTGAAAAGTCTGCAGAGATCTTTATTGGTGCCCAACTTCTTGGTGGTGTAAACTTCCTTCCTGATGAAGAAATAGAGCACTTGGAAAACTGTCCTGGTGAACAGTATCGTCGTAAAATGTATTTTGTAAAATGATTTATCTATTTTCTAAGACTGAATGTGGACCTTGTATCCTAGTCAAGAAGTATTTCAAAGCGATGGGAGACTCTAGAACTGATACCATCAAAGAGATTCTTTTGGATGATGGATGCTCAGAGGAAACCCTAGATTTTGCTAGAAAGTATAGTGTGACTGCTACTCCTGTTCTTATCGTTGTTGATGAAAATGGTGAGAAGATTGAAGATTATGAAGGAGGAGTTCCAATTACTAAGAATATTGTAAGACTACTTGATCAATACGTTAAATAGTATTGTAGTCTAGGGCACACAACCCATATGGGTATGAGTGTATCGGGAACCACATCTTCAGAAAAAATCAGATGAGTGTGCTGTCCTATGGCACATCTGGTACAAATTGTATTTGGATAAAGATCCATTAGCAAAAACAGCAAGAAAAACTTGGTGTAAATGTGCTGATGAACTTGGTGAAATGATTCAGGAAGAATACAAAAGTAATCCTAGATATCATGGAGTAAAAATGTTTTGGTCGAATGACAAAAAATCCGTCTGAATTTTCTTTTTACTTCCAACATATACCTAAAGTTGGAGGAAGTTCGTTATATAAACAACTTCCTGGAGAATATACTCAGCAATATTATAAAACGTGTCATTGTTCTGATGAACTAAAGAAGCACTATAAGTGTAATTATAATAGGATCATAAGAGACCATATTGGTTTGAATGATGTAGTTATAACTGGGCAACTTACAAGAGAAGAATTAAAAACTAAAGAGATTATTGTTTTTTGGAGAGATCCAATAGACAGGTTTGTTTCTACCTGTAATCATTTTGATCTTGAACCATTGAAAATGATGGAAAGAATTAAGTATCCAGATCAAGATGAAGAGTATTACAGATACTTGGGCAAATATGCTTTTTATTCGACAGCTTCTGATTTACTAAAAGTTGATGGTAAAAGAGTTGAGACAACAGATCTTAGGTTAGATCAATATGATAAGATCATTGAAGTCTTTGCTAAGCATGGAATAACAATTCAAAATCTTGGAGGAGATCCTAGAAGCAAAAAATACACTAGAGATCATCTAACACCTTACTTACATAAGTTTATAAGGATAAACTATGAGGAAGACGTTGAGTTTTTTAATTCTCTCAAGTAAGTCACGAACTCAAGATAAACACTAAGCATAATAACTTACTAGTTGCATAGATAGAGTAGTTGCTAGAACTTAATGAAGTTTCTTTTCGCACTATTCGCTACTCTATTTTTTGCACTTCCTGCATGGGCTGTAGATGTCCAAATGGGTGCAAATGGTAATCTAGTTTTTGAACCTGCTGAGGTATCAATCAATGCTGGTGAATCTGTTCATTTTATCAATAATATGTTACCTCCTCATAACGTTATTGTTGAAAATCATGACGAACTATCTCATGAAGCTCTGGCAATGATGCCAGGAGAAGACTTTGAGGTTGCATTTCCAGAACCAGGGGATTATACTTACTGGTGTGCCCCTCATAAGGGCGCTGGAATGATCGGAACCGTTCATGTCTCATAATCATAATTATGAACCTATGCCTGCTTGGGTTGCCTGGGCGGGTGTAGGTTTGATGATCTTTACGGTCATTATTTTTCTTGTCTTTACTCTTTCTGTAATGTATTTTGGATAATTTTATATGACTGTGCCATTCTTTATAGAAGAACCTATTACTTGGAAACAAATTGAAGTTCCTTATGATATTGTTCAGTATTGTGATGCTTTCACCCTAGATGCAGATCGCGAAGACTTGCATTATATTGATTGTGTGTGGATGCATATGGGATATTATGGTGTTCCAAAACATGTAATGAAAGCAGTTAGAGAAGAATGGAATCCCTCTGTATTGCCTGTATTTGAATAATGAATCACGCTGACCATTCAACCTTCGAACATATTATCCACATGTTACTCTGTTGTATTGCTGGTCTAGGTATCGGCACCCTCGCTGTTTGGGGGTATCAAAAAATTAAAGAAAATAAAAACCATAACCCTTGATTAGTTCAGAAACACCATACAAACTCGCTGAGATCATTCAAGATACTTGGCCAAATCTTTATAGACCCCCTAAAGAATGGAAACCCCCAGCAGAATTACCTCTTGACAATGATTGTAAAGAAGTGTAAACTAAATACTGAAAGTAAAAACACTGGGGGTTATGACAACTTCAACTCTTTCACCGCCCATTTCGCAACGAGGATGGTTTGATGTCCTGGATGACTGGCTTAAACGAGATCGCTTTGTCTTTGTGGGTTGGTCTGGATTACTTCTTTTTCCCACTGCTTATCTTGCAATTGGTGGCTGGCTTACTGGCACGACGTTTGTTACGAGCTGGTATACCCACGGATTGGCGTCTTCCTACCTTGAAGGTGCTAATTTTCTTACGGCAGCAGTGTCAAGTCCTGCTGACGCTATGGGTCATTCTCTTCTTCTACTTTGGGGTCCTGAGTCTCAGGGAGATATCATCCGCTGGTTCCAACTTGGGGGACTCTGGACTTTTGTGGCGCTCCACGGAGCCTTCGCTCTTATAGGTTTCATGCTGCGTCAGTTTGAAATTGCACGTTTAGTAGGTATTCGTCCGTACAATGCGATTGCTTTTTCTGGTCCGATTGCTGTCTTTGTGTCTGTTTTTCTCATCTATCCTCTCGGACAGTCCAGTTGGTTCTTTGCGCCGTCGTTTGGTGTTGCAGCGATATTCCGCTTCCTACTCTTCCTACAGGGCTTCCACAACTGGACGCTCAACCCGTTTCATATGATGGGTGTAGCAGGTATCCTGGGTGGGGCATTACTTTCTGCAATCCACGGTGTTACCGTAGAGAATACTCTGTATGAAGATGGTGAACAAGCAAATACTTTCAAAGCATTTGACACAACTCAAGAAGAAGAAACCTATTCAATGGTTACAGCGAACCGCTTCTGGTCTCAGATCTTCGGTATCGCGTTCAGCAACAAACGCTGGCTTCATTTCTTTATGCTTTTTGTTCCTGTTATGGGGCTCTGGACTTCATCCATTGGCATTATTGGTCTTGCCCTTAACCTCCGTGCTTACGATTTTGTATCTCAAGAGGTTAGAGCGGCAGAGGATCCTGAGTTCGAGACTTTTTACACAAAAAATATCCTCCTTAATGAAGGATTGAGAGCCTGGATGGCACCAGTTGACCAACCTCATGAGAACTTCGTGTTCCCTGAAGAGGTACTACCAAGAGGCAACGCACTCTAATATTGACAGACTATATAAAGTATGTTACACTAAGAGAGGATTAATCCTCTCTTTTTTTATGAAAAAAATTATCACAGGTATTCTGGCAGCTAGCATGTTACTTCCAGTTGCTGCAACTGCTAAACCTGATAGCGAAAAATTAAAGAAAGGATTCTATACTATGGATTCTATGGGTTGCATGTTAGTTCGAGAATGTACTCAATATGTCCAAAGAGTCGAAAGTATCGATACTATTGCTAACGCTCATCCCGATAGTGATTATGGTATCATTGCTGACGAGTTCAGTAGAATGCTCGTTGCCCTGGAACATGTCGGCGTTGGGGTGTTTCTAGCAGATGAAAGGTATTTTCCTGTTGGACACCGTGGGGTCTATCATACTGTAGGTAACAACTTCTTTTTGAATAAAACCTATATGCGTCGTCCTGGTACACTCATGGCAGTAATGCGTCATGAAGGTTGGCACGCTGCACAAGATTGTATGGCAGGTTCTATCAAGAATTCTATGATTGCCATCATCAAACCAGAAGAAGATATTCCTATGCTTTATCGCGAGATGGCAAAGAGAACATATCCAGCACATGCTGTTCCTTGGGAAGCAGAGGCAGGATGGGCAGGACGTACTGAAAATGTAACCATGGATGCATTGGAATCCTGTGCTAATGGTACAATGTGGACGGACTACGAACCTACTCCTCTTACTAAAAAATGGTTGATTGAAAATGGTTATGAAGTTGATTGAACAATCTGATCCTCGATATTTTACTCAGACTAGTGATTTAAATTATGATAGACATAGGTATAAACTAGTCTATGAAGATGGACGCTCAAAAGAATTTGATTCTTGGGAAAAAGTCCAGAGTGTATGGTTTCAATCACATAAAGAATGGTTAAGTCATATTGAAGTCATTGATATTGCTAAAAGTAAAACTTCTCCCAAAGGGTTCTCATGAAACTTAAACAATTATTATCTGCAGTGCTTCCAAAAAAGGAAAACACTGAACCAAAAGTTGAGTGTGCTATTGATGATGAAGTAGTTGATTGTCAAACTCTAACTGAAGATGTTGTTCCTGAACAACCTTCTTATGTTGGTGTACCTGCACCTGCATATCTTGAACCAGATCCTTGGTTTGGAGGACCAATTCTTTCTGAGAAGTCTTTGGATGTTGTAAATCAGGAAGCAGAGATTAAGCGTCAAGAAAAAGAAAACAAAGAAGAGTTAATTGCTTCTGGTATTATCTTAGAAGAAGATAATATTCATCAGAGGATGTATGAGATTGCATCCAAAAATTGGAACACTGTTGCAGAAACTCAAGGTGGATCTGAAAACTTTCAGTCAGGACCTGGTGGTTGGAATTCTAGTACTGGTATGAGGCAATTTCTATGAATGGTTATTATTCGGTATTTGATGCAAGCGGTAAAAAGATTGCCGATTGTGGTGGATTAAGAGATGCTGTTACTCTTGTTGGTATGAGAGGCGAAGGGCACTACTACCAATTTAACCCTTATCCTGGGGAGATTGTTGATGTTACTTCACCAAGACAACTTCCTACTCGTGACATTGTTGTGAACATGGATGGTGGTGTCGGTGGTTCTTGGGGGGAAATATATGAACAATTTGATGAGGCATTTGGTGTTAAAAAGCAAAAACAATTGAACCAGGACGATGCCGAAGTTTTCGTACCCTAACGATCCTCCAGAATCTAAGTGTCCTTATTGTGGTAGAGCAGGCGAACCCTGCTCTCATGTTAATAGTCTGGCGAGAGCATATGCTCGGGGAGCTTGTAAGAAAAAGCACGGTCAGGATAAATAACAAAAAGGACCCAATAGATAAATGAAAGAGATTTATCAGTTAAAACCAAATTCTATTTTTGAAGTTGGTGCTGAAGAAGTATTTTTTGAAAGAGATGATAATGATCATAAAGATTATATCAACTCTGGAGATCTATACGAATATTATTACGCTATTTCTAAGTACTATAATCCAGATACCATTTTGGAAATCGGAACCAGAAATGGATACAGTTTGTATTCATTGATGCTCGGTTCTACAACTCTGAAAAAAGTTGTTGGTTATGAACTTGATGAAGATTTATCTGTAGCAACAAAGGAGAATCTAACACCTCATCTTGTAATGGGAGCTGAATTAGATATTCAATCCCTTGATAGTCAAGCGATTGACTCTTTAGATGAGAGTTATCGCCTAGTTCATATTGATGGTGATAAGTCTTATAATGGAACATATCATGATTTGGAATTAACTATTGGGAAAGCAAGAGTTGTTGTGATTGGTAATTTTATTTCTGAAAAGTCTGCTAGGGAAGCAACGTTGAGATTTACTTATGATCATAAAGATCTTATCAAGAGAACTCATTTAATCGAATCTCATAGCGGAATTTATATCATCGAATATCGCGGTTGAAATAAATAGACATAAGTCGCAAACACTTATGGAAATGCTATCTTCGCCCCAACAGTATTTGTTTCATCTCAAAACTACAAGTCCAGGAGAAGCAAAACGGTTATGGAGGCAGAAGATAAAAGATGAATGGGATAATAGTTGTGCATATTGCGGATCGGAAGATCATTTAACCATTGATCACGTAGTTCCAAAGTCAAGAGGCGGTACAGACTTCACCAAAAATGTAGTCTGCGCTTGCCATGAATGTAATCAAAATAAGGCTCATACTCCTTGGGAAGAATGGTATAATTCCCAGGAGTTTTTTAGTATGCAGAGATATGAAAAGATAAAAGAATGGATGAAACCAGATCCTCCATCTAACTTGTATGCATATCGAAAAAGAAGAAATAACGCTTCTTAGGATTCTTATAAATAAACCAGGACAGTAGATACTGTTCCTTTTTGGTACATACCGAATGTAATAAATGGCCGACCCAATTATTAGGTTTAAGAGATCTGCTGTAGCTGGGAAAAAACCAACACTAGAGCAGTTGCCCCTAGGCGAACTCGCAATTAATACTTATGATGGTAAACTGTTTCTTCGTCAAGATAGAAACGGAGTAGGTATTGATACGCGAGTTGTTGAAGTCGGTGCAGCAACTACTGCAGGTAAAACATTATTTGTAACAACGAACGGCGACGATACTAATACTGGTTTATCACAAAACGATTCTCTTGCTTCTATCAAAGCAGCTGCGGCAGCGGCAGGAGAGGGAGATACAATCAAAGTTCTTCCAGGAACTTATGTAGAAAATAATCCTATCTACTTACCTAAGAATGTAGGCGTAGAAGGTGCGGAACTTAGGAACTGTCTGGTATCTCCACAGAATCCTGGTTCTGATTTGTTTTATGTTGGGCAAGGAAATCATATTACTGACCTAAGTTTTATTGGTCAACCCGCTACAAATGGTGCAGCAGCAATCGCATATACACCATTACTAGGTCAAGCATCTGATAGATATTTTGATGCTGCTAGACAGATCAGACAAAATATTGAATACATTGCTCATGAAGCAGTAGGTTACATTACTAGTACTGATTACAGATCTCCAGCATTTAACCTTGGCGTTAGTTCAGTAACTCAGTGTATCGCTGACGTTAGATCTATTTGGAATTCAATTTGCCATGACATTACTAGAGGTGGTAACTCTAAGTCTGTAGGTGCAGGTAAATCTTATTATGATGGAGTAACACTTCAGCATATTGTCGGTGTTTCATCTGAAACTATTGATGCCGTATATCACTCTGCTGGCATTGTAAGATCGATTGTTAACAATTCTACTTGGGGTAGCACTGCAGTTGGGGGTTCTTCTGCTGTAACTGGAGCTACTTATGATAAAGCAACTGGTATTCTGACTGTTACTTCTTCTACTCATGGATTGATCAAGGATGATCCAATCAAATTGGAGAATTTGGCATTTACATGTGCAGCAGAACATGCTGGTGTAACAACAACTATCTTCCCTGATGGATTATTTGGTTATACTTTCCCAGTCAATAGAGTTGTTGATAACGATAATTTCGAGATCGTAGTTGGTATTTCAACTATTGATCATACTTACGATACTGGCGGTACAGTACAGAAACTACAAAACTATCAGTCTGAGCACTATCAGGTAAAGGATCGTTCAATTCAGGTTGACTCTTCTACTGGAT